GGTCCATCCAAGTGTCGAAGCTGAGGATGCGGCCCAGTCGTGCGTTTTCGAGCGCCGTACCGCCATCGCCCCGCTGGTCGGCGGCGATGAACAGTTCGTTCTTGAGCAAGGCCGTCTCGCTGGCCGAACCGAGCACAAGGTTGCGTTCCGTGATCGGGGCCTTGTTGTCGTTGAGCACCTTGCGGGCTTCGAGCAGATAGTCCTTCGAGTTGCTCTCGTCGAGGTTGAGCAACCGCCCGACGCGACCCATCGGACCGGCCAGAAAACGGTGAACCTGACCGAGCACCGCGCGATCGACGCCACGAGCGATGACCTGCATGGCCGGCAGCAAGTAGATCGCCACCAATTCCTGGAACGACTTGCTCGCCTCGCCATCCTTGATGACGAACGAGTTGTAAATGTGCTGGTTAAGCGGGACCTGCACATTGGTCGAACGCGCGTCTTGCGTTTCGACGTCGTCGTCATCCGTCTTGCGGCGAATCTTGAAACTGGCCGGCTGCCGGGTGTTGACCACGTCGCCGAACTCGCGGACATCATCCTCGAAGTCGCGGTGGACCATCGAGGCGGCAACCATGTTCTCTTCGAGGATTGCCAAGCCCTCTTGCGCCCACCGCTCGGGAATGTAGGCGTCGTTGTCGTTGGCGTAGCAGGTTGGCTCCGCCGGGGAAAGGTAGAGAGGATTCATCGTGAAGAGTTCTCCGTTGTGGGGCTTTTCTTGAGGGAGACTGCGGCGAGCGCCGCGAAAGGTGGGACAAACGAACCCCTGGAAGGAAGAGGATCAACGGCCGCGCCGAGGTTTCAGCCCGAGAAGCTCAGGGTTCTTCTCGCGGATTTCGCGGTACTGCGTGGGTGACAGTTTCCGCACGTCGACCTGGCCGTTCGCGCCCGGTGCAAGGCCACCGGTAGCCGAGTTTCCGCCGATGCCGCTGACGACACCGCTCTTGAACAAGTTGCCGTACAGTTCGGGAAGCTCTTTCATCCGATTGACGGCTTCCTCGGGCGTCCGCTGAGTCATCACCGACTCGCCCGTTTCGGGGTCCTGGTCGGGAAAGTCGACCATTGGGGCCAACTCACTGAGTCCCCGCCCCTTCTCGTCCGTCTTCTCGACCATTTTGGTCATGGGTCGCAGCAGCGCCACGATTTGAGAAGGGCTGTACGCTTCGTGCGAGACTGCGGCGTCCTGGAGCGACCGGGAGACCGTCGACTCGGTGTAGCGGCGTTGCCAATCCTCGGCCTGCCTTTCGGCCTCGGTCAATCGCTCGCCGTACTCCGCTTCGAGCTTCTTCCGTTCGTGCGCCGCCTGCTGTTCCTTCGTGCGGTATTGGGCACGAAGGTTTTCGAGTGACTCTTCCAGTTTGTTGCGTTCGTCCTTGCTGAGGCTCTCGTTCTCCAAGAGTTGCTGGTAGGACGTCTCCAGAGTCTCGTACTTCTTCTGATGCTTACGGCGGTCGTCCGCCATGAATTTGTTGACTTCCTCCTGGGTGAACGTCCGATCGCCGCCTTGGTCGCCATCGTCGTTGTTGCCACCGCCTTGGTCGGCATTGTCGGTTTGGCCGCCATCGCCACCGCCTTCACCTTCATTGTCGTAGCAGGTCGCCAGCGGTTCGCAGAGGTACAGTTCGCACAACATGGTTTGTTCCTTTCTCAGGAAACCCTACTCAGTCGAATGGCGTCGTCGTCGCGAAGGAACGGTCGTAGGTATCGCCACGCGAGTGCGTTGGGGACGCCGTTGACAATATGTTCGATCGGGACATGGGCGCGGGAGTAGGTTGTCCGCACCGACGCATAACCCTGGGAAACGATCCCCAAGTTTTCCAATTCTAGTTCAGGGTCTTTTCCATCCAGTAGCGAATGGGCGATTTCGTAACATGCAATCCGAATCGCTTCGGGAACTTCCGTGTCAGAACCACGCGGGAACTCCAACACCTGCTCGGCTTCGGCCGCGCGAATCGCTTCATCGCTCGCACCCGAGACGAGTGCATGGACCGAGTGTTTCCGCCCTTTGAAGTTCAACGTGTCGATCACGAGTGTCGCAGCACGCAACGCCCTCGGGCGATCGATCGGCCTGGCTTGCGTCCATGCGTGTTCGTGCAACCGCATGGCGAAGTAGGCAGCCGCCTCTTCGACCGAGCCGTAGGTCTCTTGTGAGATTCCTTTGGGTTTGGGAGGGTCGATCGGCTGTGGAGGACTCGCGGGTCCGATCTTCAGTATTTCCATGCTGTCGAACGGAATCCCGTAGATCATTCCGCTTGGCGCGAGGACAGCACCTTGCCATTTGTTGATGCCGGCAAGATTCCCGAAGGTCGACGCGATTTCGGTCACCGGATCGATCTTCAAGACCTCGGCGGCATTGTAAGGAACCGCGTAGACACAGCCATTAGAAGCCAAGACGCCGGCATTCCACTTGTTGGTCCCAGGCAGACTGCCGAAAGTGGACGTGGTGTCGGAGGCGGAGTTGATCTTCAACACCTGAGCGCTGTCTCTCGGAATCCCGTAGATGATTCCATTCGCCGCCAGGACGCCGAAGGCCCATTTGTTTAGTTGGGACCCCACGCTGCCGAATGTGGTCGCCGTGTCGGTGGTCGGATCGATCTTCAGTATCTCGGCGTGGTTCTTCGGAATCCCGTAAATGCAATCGTTCGGTGCCAGAACACCGTCAAACCACTTGTAGCTTCCGGTGAAGTTGCCGAAGGTGGTTACTGTGTCGGTCGCCGGATCGATCTTGAGCACTTCGGTGCTGTTGTACGGAATCCCGTAAATGCAGCCGTTCGGTGCCAGAACGCCGCCGAGCCATTTGCTTGTTCCCGGCAGACTGCCGAACGTGGAGATCGTGTCGGTGGCAGGGTCTATCTTCAGGACCGCAGTGCTGCTGAATGGAATCCCATAGATACAGCCATTGGGGGCCACAACGCCCGCAATCCATTTGTGTGTTCCGGCCAGTCCCCCAAACAGGGATGTGGTGTCGGTGGCGGGATCGATCTTCAACACCTCGGTGGCGTTGTAAGGAATCCCGTAAATGCAGTCATTGGGAGCCAATACGCCGCCGATCCACTTGTACGTTCCCGCGAAATTCCCAAATGTGGATAGGGTGTCAGTCATCGACCGGCTCCTTCCCCACACCGCGAGTGCGGTCCGTCGTCGTTTCACGCAACGTGTTGTCGCGTGACTCGGCTTTTTCCTCGCTACCGCCACCGGCCGGGTCGGCCGAGAGGTCTTCCACGCCCCGCGCGGCCGGGTCGCTGCTGTCATCGTCGCTGCTCTGCGCAGCAGCAATGCGAAGGATACGAGCCGTGTGGTCTTCGCGGGCGATCAGGTGTTCGTCCTCGTCGAAGCCCAGCGCGACCGACGCTGTCTTCTCGCCGACCAGCCCGGCATTCTTCGCGTCGATGATGATCTTGGGATCGCTTGTCGTATAATGCGAAGCGTCGATTTCGCGATGGATGCGTTCGATCCGCTCGACACTCACCTTGCCGGCCAGCAGCACGGTGACGATGTTCTTGGCGATCTCGCGTTTGACCGTTCGACCGGGCATCTTATGCATCAGTTTGGCCAGCTTGTCGGCCTCGTCGATCCGCTCCTGGTCCGACTTCAAGCTGTAGCGGTCGGGATATTTGACGGTGGCGACCTGTCGGCGAGTCTGACGCCGTTCTTCGTAACCCGCCCAGAACTCGGCGATCCGCCGCTCGGCGCTTTCGAGCACCAAACCGATGTACGAGAGGCCCGCTTCGAGCCCCTGGTTATCCATCTGCTTCGACTCGGCCGACGAGCGGGTGGCCAGATTGACCACCGCCAGGTTGACCAGCTTACGAACGTCTTCCTCCAACTTGCTCTGTAGTTTCAGGCTAGCTTCGAGCGGCTCGCTTGGCGGGGCGATGAACGCGGGTGCGGCAGCCTTGATGTCGTAGGCCCGGCCCTGCGTCGAACCGACTTTGATGTCCGTGTCGGCCGCGCCCTGACCGCCCTGCGTGGCCGTGCCGTCAGCGCTTGCGGCAACTTTCAGGTGGCCGCCGACTGCCCGGAGGTCGCGCTGCTCGATGTAGAACGGGAAGTTGGCCTTGAGGGCATGGTTGACGTCGCTGGAACCCAGGTTCAACAAAGCGATCTGGTGTTGGCACACGTCCTTGATGAGACTATCGCCAATGTCGAGCATCACGAACGGGATGCGATCCAGTTCGAGCAGGACCGGACCGGCCGGGCTGCCGTCGCAGTCGATCGGGTTGCCATCCTTGTCGTAGAGTTGCAGGGCCACCTTGCCGGTTTCCGGATCGATCCACAGAAGGCGGTATCGTTGGAAGGTCTGCGTCGGCAGGCCGGTCCGCTCGTCAAGATCGAGACACGAATCCCGCAACAGAAGCGATTGGAACTCGGACGGCTCTTCTGGTTTCGAGCAGGCCCACGACAGAATGTCTTCCACCTGGTAACTGTAGAGATACGGCCGTCGTCCGGTGGCATCGGCCAGGGTGCCCACGCCATCGACAACCGGATGGTCCACGTACACGCCCACGCGGCCCATCACCAGCAGGTCCGTGAGAACCTTCATGCCGAGGAAGGAAGTCATCGTTGCGCCCCGGCGGTCAACGCCGCCTTCCAGTCCGGCAACAGCCTGCTGGTAGGCACCGCTGCCACCAATCCGCAGCACGTCGTTCATTCGCTGGTAGATCGAATTCCGGATGTCGTTCACGGCCGCCTTGGCGAACGCGGGAATCGGTGTCACGGCCTTGCGGCTGTTGAAGTCGCCTTGCTCTTCTCGGGTGCTGAACTGCTCCAGGAACCGGTCGCGGAATTCGTCGCCGCCGCGATACGTCAGCCGCCACTTCTCCCAATCCGACATGCAGGACAGGTAGTTCGGGTGCCGACTGTCGATGATGTTATGCGAAGGTCGTTTCATCGTGTCCGTGCCGGACGGGCGAATGCGTGCGGCGTAGTTGGGTTGGAAAGTTGATTGAAGCGGGTGTGACCGCACATCGAGATGAACTGCCCACTTCGTTACAGGAACGACTTGATGTCTTGGTTGGTCTCTCGCGCCGCTACCAGCGGCAGAGCGATTTCGGCGTAAGTCCGGGCGTGGGCGAAATGGTCGGGGCCGGTCGAAACGAACGTGGCCACCACGTCATTGCCGCTCTTGGTTTGCTGATCCTTCTTGGTCTCTTTCTTCTGTCGCTCGTAAGTCCGCACGGGCGCTTTTAGATGCTCTTGGTATTCATGCGAAATGTCGCGCGGCAGGATGATCCGTCGAGGTTGGCGGAACCGGCCCAAAGAAGCACTGAGCCAGTTGGTCCGATCGACCGTCGCCAGCGGTGCTCCATCGTCGTCGTCGGTGATCGAGATTTCCTTGGCCGTCACGCCCCGCCGATAACGGCATAGCCACACGTAGCCCGGGAACCGCTTGGCAAACCGTCTCGCTTCCATCGGCCACGGATCGGCGTCGATCACGCAGGCCAGCACTTGCCACTCCCGCATCAGTTCGTCGAGCCGCTGGTCCCACTCGTTTTCGTAGAACTTGCCCTCCCACAAGACCTTGGCCGTCGCCGCTACGTTCAAGTCCTGCGAGTAGCGATCGAAGAACCACTCGCAAATCTCGACATAACTCCACTTGCCCTGGTCGACACCCATCGTGATGATCCGCTCGCCGCCGATCTCCGGCCGGACATCGTCCTTCGTGTGATTGCGGACGCAGGCAGCAAGATCGTCGTCGGTAACCTTGGCCCCGTCGCCGATAAACGGGAGACCGAGTTTCGAGTTGTGGAATTCCTTGTTGGCCAACTCGTCGCCGAAGCCGCGAAAATAGGCCACGACCAATTCGCCGGGCGTAACCGTGAAACTGTAGAGTTGGTTGACATGAAACCCGCGAATGTCCGGGTTCGCGTTCTTCGCCGTCACATTCCACGTTCCCGTCCCCAGCCACTCCGGCTTCGTCTCGTGAACGAGCCGCCCCTTGCATTCCTTGCACTTGAGGAACGATTCGTGACACCGAACATCGGCAACGTGCTCGCCGATGATCTCGATGCAATCGGGCCACACGAACTCGGTCCACCTTGAACAGCACGGGCACTGGAACACAAAGTGTTCCTGCGTGCTCGTCATGTAGAGCTTGTGGATGCCGTAGTTCGGAATGGTCGGTGTCGAGATTCCCCAAACGTGCTTGTGGACTTGCCCCGAAAGCCGCTCCAAGGCAAGCCAAATCTGCTTCTGGTCCATTTCGTCGACCTCGTCCAGGAACAGTTCCGAAACGGGAATCGACTTGAGGTTGCTGTCGCCACGCGAGCCACGAATGTAAAGCGTGTTGGCCCCGGCCTGTTTGAGGTTGACCGTATTCGTATCCGTGAAAATCTCGGCCAGCTTTGGGCTGAGCGCCAACGCAGTGGCAAACCGAGCCTTGCTGAAATCGCTGGCATTGAGCGAGGTCGGTAAGACATAGAGGACATCGCGTCGCAGTTTGTCGAGCACATACAACGCTCGGTTGATCGCAACTTCCGTCACGCCCGCCTGCGCCGACTTCATCGCGTAGTTGAACGACGCACTGGAGTCGTGCATCTCGCGGACCCACGGGTGGTAGGTCCACGAATAGGGGCCGGGAAACGGTTCGCCCATGACTCGACGGTTCGCCGCCCAACGTGAACAGCTTGTCAACGACCGGTCGGTCAGACCGTCCACAATGGACCGTTTCAGTTCGTCGATCAGGCTGCTCATTTACCGGTCTCTCGTCGGGAAATCGCACGCCCGAGAGGCAGACGACCAGTAGCAAGAAGGCAAGCGATGCTTGAAAGGCTGTTGCGTTCATTCGGACTTACTCGTGCGGTCTTGTGGTTTACTGTTGGGGCACTTCGGGCTTGGTTTCGGCTGGCTTCTTTACTGGCTTGGACTTCGGTGGGTCTTTCTTCGCTGGGGCTTCGCTTGCGGCTTTCAACACGAACGGTTCCATCCGCTCGTCCGGCTCGCCGCGAGCGTCACACAATTTGGCCGTCACTTCGATCTGGTTTTTGTGCATCCCCTTCGGGATCGCCACTTCCCACGTCGAATGGGAATCGTCCAGCGTCGTCGTGGTCTCGCCCTTTGGACTCTTCACCGTCACTCGCACCAGCGGGTGGGTCTGACTCGACGGCAGGTTCACTGTCAACACGTTCTGCATGGCTTGGTTCCTCGTCTTGTTCCTTGATGGATTGGATGATCTGGTCCAGGTCGTCCCGCAGTGTGTTGAGTTGCGGAACAGAAACGCCGGGGATGCCGGTCATCGCGTAGGTTTCCAGCATCCGAAGGTGGGCACCAACAGCCGTGCAGTCGCGTGACCAAAGGCCCGCACCTTGATCGCGAGTGAACTGTTCGGGCGTCACGACGGGGGTGGGTATGGGCGACGTTTTCTTCGTCTGCCCGCAACCAGAGCACGGCTCTTTCGTTCGAGCCACGTTCGTTCCCGGTTTCGGGCCGCGCTGGTTCATCGGATCGTTGCGAACGGCCATTGGTGCCTCCGTAAGCTAGAAGATGAGTTTGAAGATGAAGCGGAGGATTTTGATGAGCAGGAAGATATCCTCGGTCCGCTCCACTTCCTTGCCGTCTTTCAGGACGATGTAGGTCGGCAGTCGCCGGACTCCGTACTTGCGCACCAGGTCGGGCCGGGCGTCGTAGTCGATCTCGATCACTTCAACGCCTTGTCGCCGCAGGTCGGCCAGCTTCGGTTTGTCCCGCTGGCACGCTTGGCACCAGTCGGCCGTGAAGGCCAAGACCTGGTGCGAGGTTTGCGGCGTGGGGGTCGGACACGAACGGTCCGGTGCCTTCGGTGAGGGGGAAGGCGTTTGCACTTCGCACCCACAGAAGAGCACCAGGACCGTCGCGGTGAGAAGAAACCGACGCATCAGACCACCGCCGGCTTCACAGGGGAGGGACTTTCGACGGCGGGCTGAGTGCCGACGGGCTTGGCGGACTCCGCCAACTTGGCGGCAACATACGTCCGGCCTTCGGCGTTGCGGAGCTTCGCTTCCAAGACCCGCTCGAAGACGTGCTGGAATTCCTTGACGACGTGTTCCTCGCCGCTGAGGAACAACCGCGACAGGTC